GGGCGGCGTTTCCCAGCTTATGTTTTACGCGAGCGCGGCGGAAATAGCGGCGGTCCGCAATGGCAACTAGCGTTCCGCTGGACGAAAGGCTTATCCGTGTTTCCGTTGAAATAGACGGCGAGATAAAGCAATTTGACCAAAGCTTCGGCATCACCGCGTCAGGCATGAAATTTGCCAACCCGCTCCAAAACGAGGCGAAAGTAAAAATCGCTAACCTCACCAAATCGGACCGGGACTATTTGCTTACGGCCACGTCGCCTTTTGACAAAAACCGCAAGCTCAAAAAACTGAAACTGGAAGCCGGCCGCGTGAGTTCGGGCCTAAGCCTGATTTACGAGGGGGACATAAACAAATGCTTTCCGACCCAGCCGCCCGACATATGGATAGAGTTTGATTGCCTCACCGGGCAATACGTGAACGGAAAACTTGTCCAGGCGACCCAGCCGGGGCAAACCAAGCTCTCCACCATCGCAAAGCAGATTGCCGGCGATACGGGGTTAAGTTTGAATTTCCAGGCGACCGACAAGAATATTTCCAACTATTCGTTTACTGGATCGGCCGGCAAGCAAATAAACGGCCTTGGGTCACTAGGCGCGGTGAGCGCGTATCAGGACGACGGCGCGTTGGTCGTCAAAGACATCCATTTGCCTCTTAGCGGGCAAATCCGCATCTTGGACAAAAGCAGCGGCATGGTTGGCATTCCCCAACTAACCGAATTGGGCGTCAAGGTAAAATACCTCATTGATAAAGAGACCAAGCTAGGCGGCGCGCTTCAAATAAAATCGGTGTTGTATCCGACCGTCAACGGAAAATATGTCATCTATAAATTGGGCTTTGAGGTAGCAAGCCGCGAGGAACCATTTTATTTTGACGCCGAATGCCTCCGCGTGACCGATAGCGGCGGCGTGGAAGTCCCCACCGGAATCAAGAAACAGAAAAAGACCCGTAAAAAGAAATGAGCGAACCCGGCGAAAACTTCCCCTCTTTCGGCGATGACCCGGCCAATGACGGATCGTTGGGCGGAGCCTTCCGCGCGATTTTCCGCAAGCTTTTAATGAACACCGACGGCATGTTGCCGTGCAAAGTTATCGCCGTAACGTCGGATCGTAAATTCGTCACCGTCCAGCCGATGATTCAGATTGTCGGCACGAGCGGAAAGAAAATGAGCCGCGCGCAAATCGCCACCGTGCCAACGCTGGCGGTCGGCGCTGGCAATTGGATAATGAGCTACCCGATAGCGGCGAACGATCTTGGTTGGATCATGGCGAGCGATAGGGACATTTCGCTTTATATCCAGGCGAACGCGGAAGCCGCGCCCAATACCGCGCGCATCCATAGTTTTTCGGACGGCCTGTTTATCCCCGACAAGGCGAGAGACCCGGCCTTAGCGATTGACCCGGCCGACGCCGCCAAGGCGGTATGGCAAAGCCTGGACGGCACGACCAAAGTAACGCTAGGGACCGACAAAATCGGCGTAGTCCATCCGACTTTGGTGGAGGTCACGACGCCCCATGCCACAGTCAAAAGCGGCGACCTCAAGGTGGAAAAGGGATTTGGCTTTTGGAATCACGCGCCCCCTGGCGCCCAACCGGCGGTCACGGGGGCCTTGTCGGCGGTGACGGACGCGAACGCTAAGGCCGTCCTTACCTCTCTCAAGAATATTATGGTAGCTTGCGGCCAAGCCACGGATGGGACGACGTGACGACCCTAGCGGAAAACTCGAATAACGACATTTACTTGGACGCGACCGGCAACCTTGCCACCGTGACCGGGCTGGACCAATGCCGCCAAAATTGCAAGGCGGCCATGGAGGTCGTGTTAGGTGAATGCGTCCTAGACCTCCAACACGGCAACCCCTACGACCAAGCTATGTGGAGCCGCTATTTGCCGCGCGTTTTTGAGACCGCCGCGCGCAAGAGTTTGTCGGCCGTGCAAAACGTCGTTTCTGTGCTAGTGTTCACTATCACCCGGTCGGGGAATACCGCCGCCTATGAGGCGGAGATTCAAACCACGTTCGGGCAAAATATTGTCGTGTCGGGGGTGATTCCAAATGTCTAGCGCCGGTTATCAATACATAGACCCAACCGGCGTTATCGTCCCCGATACGGCGAGCATTCAAGCCGACGTGGAAGGCGAGTTCAAGACCGCCCTTCAAGACCCGAATTTGCCCACCGCCCCGGAGACGCCGCAAGGCGCGCTCATTGTTGCGGAGACCTTGGCCCGGTCGGCGGTCGCCGCGAACAACGCCGCCGTGGCGAATCAGTTCAACCCCAACGAGGCGGGCGGTTATTTCCTTGAGGCGCTTTGCCGGCTCACCGGGCTAGAGCCTCCCGTGGCCACACCGACCGTTATTCGCGGCGTCACGATCACCGGGGTAAGTTCAACCACCGTTCCGGCCGGGAGCCTTTGCGCGCCCTCCAGTGACCCCACGGCGCCCCAATTTCAAACCACGTCGGCCGTGACCATCTTTGGGGGAACGGCCCTTGTGGACATCCAGGCCGTGCTACCCGGCCCGACGCCGGCAACCCCGGTGGGCGCATGGCAAATCGTTTCGCAAGTGTTGGGGTGGGAGACCATCAACATCACGAGCGGCGAGCCGACGATAGGGACCAACAAGCTATCCGACGCCGCGCTACGCACGCTCCGCAATCAAACCTTGGGCCTCCAGGGCGTCGGTCTCGCGGTCTCCACCATCTCCGCGCTTAACGACACGCCGGGCGTTCTATCGCTTCAATTTCTGGAAAACGTCACCGGCTCAACGGCGACGATAAGCGGAATTTCCCTCGTCGCTCATTCTATTTGGGCGTGCGTGTCGGGCGGCGCCGACGCTGACGTGGCCGCCGCGCTCTTAGGCTCCAAGGGGCTTGGGTGCAACTGGAACGGTGCAACAACCGTGAACGTCACCGATCCCTCAAGCGGCCAAGTCTATCCGGTGAAGTTTGACCGGCCGGTCCAAATCACGACCTATATTCGCGTCACATATAAGGCCGCGAGCGTGTCGGGCGTGGACATGACCGCCGCAATCGTTACGGCCGTGCTGGACTATGCCGCCGGCAATTCCACCGTTGGGCCGGGCCTTGGCGTCGGCGTGGACGTGTCGCCGTTTGAGATTGCCGCCGCCGTCGCGTCGGAAATCCCCGGCATGTTCATAACCAAGGTGGAGCAATCCACGGACGGAATTACCTACGTAACGACCGATCTAACGGTGGCCCTGGATCATATCGCCATCGTCGCGGCCACGAGAATTTTGGCGGTCGCGGTATGACCGGCGGCATCCAAGAATTTGATTTTTCCGTTGACGTGATGCAAGCGATTCTCTGGCGGCACAATCAAGCCGACAATCTCGCGTCTTTGCTCACGCAAAAACAAGCATGGTACGACCTCAACCAAGAGCAATTTTGGAATGATTGGTTTACGAACGTTTTTGACCTCCGCACCGCCAACGATTTTGGGTGCGCGGTGTGGGCCAAAGTGCTAGGCGTCCCGTTGGGCGTCATCGTCCAACCAGATTACACGACCAAAAAGATTTTTGGCTTTGCGGCGTTCGGCCAGAATTTTGACCGGAGCAATTTTGCCAATAAAACCCAAGCCGTCATCCCGCTAACGATTGAGCAAAAGCGCCTGATTTTGCGTCTCCGCTTTGCCCAATTGATAGCAAAGGGCGCGAGCGTTACGTGGGTAAACCGGATCATTCAATATATCTTTTCGGATTTGGGCTATGGGGCGGTGTACGTGCTGGACGGTCTAAACATGACGTGCAGCTATGTTTTTACATTCGCCATTCCCTCACAACTTACTTTCGTGCTACAGAACTACGACATCTTGCCCCGACCGGATGGGGTGTTGTTGACGACCATTTCAACGGTTCGCAAGGTGTTTGGGTTTGGGCCATATCAAACGAATTTCTTTAACGGCAACTTTGGGGCGTAGCTATGACCTTTCCCTATAAATGGTTTCGCTTGCCGTGGGCCGTGGCCGGAACAAAGGTCGCGCCGCCCGATCCGACGCAAGGCGACGGTTCGTTAAGCTATAACGAGGGCTTCGGCGCCGACTATTCGTTGGACCCGGCCACGAACCCAAGCGCGCTTTTGATCCCGCGCGACAAGACCAACGGTCTCTATAACGACATCACCACCGCGCTCCAGTACCTACAGAAAGGGAAATGCGCGGCCTGGATTGACGCCACTACAAACGGCGGCTCCGCCTACCCGTACGATATAGGGGACATCGCGCTTTACACCGACGGGTTTATTTATCAGTCGCTAACCGCCGCGAACGTGACGACGCCGGGCACCGATCCGACAAAATGGATTATCGTTGGCGGCGCATCGGGCCTCCAGAATCAAACGCCGAACTACGCCATTGACACGGGCGGGTCGGCTAACGTGTTCGTCATTACGCCGCTCCCGGCCATTACAGCCTATACGAGCGGCCAAGTCTTCCGGTTCAATCCGGCGCATACCAACACGGGCGCGGCAACCCTCGCGGTCTCCGGTCTCGCCGCAAAATCCATCGTGCGAAACGACGGCACCGCGCTCCAGGCGGGCGACATCCAGGCGGCCGGTTTGGCGGAGGTCATCTATCAGGCGACGCTTGGCAAGTTCGTTTTGACGACGCCGGCCAATCTCGTCGCGCTATCGCAATTTACTTCCAGCATTGGGACAAGCGGTTGGTTCAAATTCCCCGGCGGTTGCGTCCTTCAATGGCTCACTTACAGCATGACGCCGAATCAAACGACCAACACCGTAAGCGGTACGGAATGGTGTCAAGGGAATTTTTCCTTTCCGCTCACTTTCCCGTCGGTCATGCGGGCCTTTTCCATCCAACCGCAAATCACCACGAACGGCCAATTGCGTTGGGCCGTTGGCCAAGTTACGGCTAACCCGACCGTGGATATTTACGATACCGCTTGGATTGGCTCAACGTGGCCAATTACAGGTTGGGCCATCGCTATCGGGAACTAAGAGGAAAACATGCCAAAGATTTTTTATAAGGGCGGTTTTTATATCGAAGGCGTCCACGCGCCCGACCAAATTCCCTCCGACGCGGTGGAGATTTCATCCGAAGCCTACCAAGCGTTGTTTGATGGGCAAGCCCAAGGAAAACGCATCATCGCCGGCCCCGCCGGGATTCCCATGTTGGCGGACCAACCGAACCCCGGCGACGACCCAGCCGTGGCGATGGCCAACCTCCGCGCCACGCGCAATATGCATCTGGACAAAACCGACGCGCTTGTGGCTCGCCACCGCGACGAGAAAGACGCCGGCACAGCCACGACGCTTTCCGACGCCGACTTTAAGGCGCTCTTGGCCAAACGCCAATCGCTCCGCGACATCACCAAGACCCGCAAGGCCGATCCGTGGGCCGCGCATCTGGAGTTGTTGAACGGGCTTCGCAAACCGTGACGGACCAAGACCTAGCGACGCTCAATGCCTATGAGGAAGCGGCGGGCGAACCCGACGAGGGCGTGGCCGCAATTACCCGCATCGTCAAAAATCGGATGGCTCGCCACTTTTTTAGCGACGGCACGATAGCGGGAACGGTCTTGGCGAAAGACCAATTTTCGTGGGCGTGGTTCGGCTTCATGGATAAGACGAGCGGCACGCTCGCGCCTGGAAAGCATATCCAAGCCTATATCCGCCGCGCCAGCACGCTAGAACAGGCGCAAGCGGTCGTCGCCGACCTCCGCGCAAAGGTCATGCCGGCGGCGTGGCTCCGCGTCGGTCGCATCACGTCGGCCGCGTTGGATGGCGATTATGATGGGCCGCTATACGACAAGCTCGGTGATGATGCGGTTTCGTACGTCAATCCCCGGATTTTGACGAAACCGCCAACTTGGGCTATACCGGCAAAATTCATCGTGAGTATCGGGCATCACGATTTCTATAGGGCGTAGGGGGCTTTTATGGCGGACATCGTACCGACGACGACGGGTAATGCCCGCCGCGATACACTGTTGCGCTACGGCGCCATGGCCCTTGGGGCCGGCGCGGTTGGTTGGGGCGCCAATTGGGCGAGCGCGCACGGTTATAAAGTCCCCGACGCCGACCATATAAAATTTTACGGCCAACTTGCCGGCGGCG